TATTGGCTACTGGTATAGTTTTTAACTACTCCGGAGACATTAGATTAATATTAAATTTAATTTATTCGATCAAGGAGATAGAACACATGTTAGAAAAGTTTGAGGATGTCTATAAGTGCGACTCCATTACAATCAACGTTACTAATAACTGCAATCTTAGCTGTATATACTGCTTCGAGCATAATAAACAACCAGAAATGATGGATTCTAAAACTGCTATTGATATTGTAGATAAAGCATACAATAGTAGAAATACAGAATCTCATGGTAAGTTCATGTTGAACTTCTTTGGTGGTGAACCTTTCTTAAATTGGAAATGTATGAAAGATGTAATCGATCATTGTAATGAAAAAGGTTACGAAATCTTTTATGGTGTTACGACTAACCTTACTATCCTTACAGATGAGATTATGGAATACATTGATGACAATGAACTTCATTTATTGGTATCTGTAGATGGTAAGAAAGAAATCCATGATAAGAATCGTTCTAATAGTTACGATATCGTATCTGATAATATCAAGAAGTTAATTGATAATGGTCTTGGTATCTTTGTAGAAGTCCGTATGACTATTCTACCTGAAGATATTGATAAAGCTATTGATGGCGTTAAAGAATTCTTAGATATGGGCTTTACTAATATTGCTCCATGTCCTGTAACTGATACAGAATGGAATGAAGAACAACTCAAAGGTCTTGAAAAATATATGGAAGATCTTATGGAGTTATACGTTACCAAATTAAACGATGATAACTCTACAGAAAACTTCTCTATCAAGAATACAGATGAGATTCTTCTTAATGTATTAGAACCAGATGTATATACATCACAAATGTGTCCAATTGGTTCTACTCGTTGGTGTGCATTTGATATCAATGGTGATATTTATCCTTGTCATCAATTACCAACTTCTGAAAAAGAACACAAAGAAGATCAAAAGATTGGTAATATCTATACAGGTGTAGATCGTTCTATGCTTACAGGTGGTGTAAACCCAGCTAAGTATATTAAAGAAGAATGTGAAACTTGTATCGGTAAATCTATCTGTGCTTCTGGTTGTCCTGAAGAAAACATTCGTCAAACTGGTGATGTAGATACTCCATCTGATGCTTACTGTGCAGTTAAACGAGCTATGGTAAAAGCAGTTAAGAAGTATCAACACAAATTCATCACTGCATCTAATGTTCGTAGTAGAACTTTGAATGTTTTGATTGAAAATCTTAAGATCAAAGATTATATCGATACTGTCTTTAAGAATATCGATGTAAATGATGAACTTACTTTCACTGTATCCTTAGCTCATGTGGATGCTATGATTAAAAACCTTGGTGAAGAAAATATTATTGGGTCCTTTAAAGATTACTTCACTAATGCTATTATAGATAAATCTGCTAAAGTATTAGCTGCTCAAGGTATTGATGATTTATATCTATCTCAAATTAATCCAGAAGATGCTGTTGTTACTAAAGTAATAGAAGAGGAATTATAATGGATTCTGAAAATGCTGTAAAGCGTATAGAATGTGAATTATATTCTCCTAGTACTTGGACTATTTCTATTGGTTTGGATAGAATTACAAATATAGCAGGATGTAATTGTAAGATAGTTAGATTGACTTCTAATACTTACGATATCCAATATAAAGTAAAAGAAGATGAATTCTCTACTTTAAGCTCTGCTTTTGTAAACTTCCCAGACCAAGATGGATATAGTGATGTAAAGACATCGACTAACGTTGGTATTAATCTTACTTTCAATAAGATAAATAATATAGATAAGGATATAGCTAAAGAAATATTAGAATACTTTATTTTATCTATATTCGGTAAAGAGGTATATCGACGTATAACAAATAAAGAAATCCGTATAGATCTTTATATAACGGATGAAGATAAATTTGCTAGAAAATAAAAGGAGAATATTATGGCTAATAGACATAAAGTCATTTATGTAGAAGCTAGAAAACCTAATAAAGGGACTTTCCCAGGTAGAACTTATTTTAGCTCTATTATTGATATTATTCTAACTAACTTAAATGAACGAGATTCCATTAAACGTGCTAAAGAACATCCTTGGCAAGAAAAGACTGGTACTCGTTATGCTCAATTAAGTGGTATTGAAAATACAGATTTAGAAAGACGTCTTCAAGAAGCTCAACGTTCTGTAAATGAAGAAGATGGTACTCTTAAAGCTAATGATGTAAACCTTATTATCGATACTACAGCTGACTTAGTTAGAACCATTGCACCTATTAATACAGTAGAAGTACGTGAAGAATGTACTTACTGGAGAAATGAAAAGATCGTTCCTCTAGATGCAGGTGTAGGTACTTCTCCTGTATTGAGTACTAATCTAGATTCTAAGCTTGTTAAATATACTACAGCTTCTGGTCAAGGTATCAGAGTATCTGGTTATTCTAATATGGATGCTAGAATTGCTAAATCTATTTCTGGTGCAGAAGTAGAACATTTCGGCAATATGCCTGGTAATACTATTCATTATATTGGTAGAAATATTACTAAAGATTTTAAAGTAATTGGTTTATTAACAGCTCAAGCATATAACGGTACTACAGATACTGCTACTAAAGTTGGAAATCCAAGCAACTTTATCGTATTCGAAAATCAATTATCTGATTTCCCTGAAGATATGTCTGGTATTGCTGTTACTGTAGGTAGTACTGTATATTCAATTGAACGTGCTTCTATTAAAGAAACAGCAGATCATAACCATTCGTATGCTGAAATTGCAAATACCGATAAAACAGTACCTGTATTTACAGAAGCCGAAACTATTTATAATGTGAAATTCCAAGCCGTTGTAAATATGGAAGCTGTGTTAAAACAAGATGCTCGTATTTGTACACTTAACTACGATCCAGCGAACTCTTCTACAGCTTGCGAAAACCGTTCTATCTTACATGGTTTCCGTATTGCTACTCAAGAAGATGCTACTACAGTTCAAATCTGTAATAATACACTACGTCGTGTTACTAAAGCAGTTTCTGATCCAACTACAAACTTTACAATTGAGCATGTAAATGCTGGTGAAACTGTATATGCTTCTAAATGGGCATTGATTGCTGAATATCTTCGTAGAATTTCTCAACAACTCGACACATATAACAACTGGTGGGATGATAATGGATATTGCAATATCACATGCCAAACTCACTGTCAATCCACTTGTCAATTATCTTGCCAAGGTTGTTATTCTAATACATGCCATAACCAAAACTGCGGTATGTCTTAATTCCTATAGGAGATTCTATGGATAATTATAGAGAATATTTCTTCTTCTTAACCAATAATTGTCCTAATCGTTGTAAATACTGCTACATAGACTTCCATTCTAAGGATATGACTATAGAGCAGATTGATAAATACATGGAAGAGCTTAAACCTTCAAGGATTATATTCTTTGGAGGTGAGCCTCTCCTTCGATTAGACTTAATTGAATATACGGTTAAGAAATACTATGGAAAATGTAAATTCCAAGTAGTCACATCTACTATGGCTAACTTTAAAGAATTTATTGAATTCCATAAACAATATAAACTTAACGAAGTACAACTATCTTGGGATGGATTTACCAATAGTCGTGTAGATATAAATGGTAACTCTATTGCTGATAGAGTTAATGCTAATATTGAATATGCTTTGGAGCAAGGTATTACATTCGATATTAAGACTGTAGTAAATAACGAGAATATTTACAAGCTTAAAGAAATACACGATCATTTCAAAGCTCTTAAATACGATACCAAATATCCTGGTAAAGCTAATGGTGAATTCGTTATTGCTCATGGTGAAAACTATTCTGAAGACTTCTATGAAGAACTAGAGAAACAATTGCCTTATACATTTGATTTAGATAAGCTCTATGTAGAGCATTTAAATAAGATTGGAGCATGGTTAAGACAAGATCGTAGTTTCTGTAGTTGTGATATTGGTAAATATACTACAATATCCCCAGAAGGTATTCAAAATAACTGTACTGCTATGAGTCAACAACTAGTTCGATTAGATGATACTAGAGCTCAGCGTAGATGTAAACATGAAGATTGTCAAAAATGTGAATTTGGAGCAATTTGTGATGGTGGTTGTCGTTATGAACGTTATGAGAAGTTCGGCGATGACTGGGAGAACCATTACTTAGATTGCACATGTCGTATAACCAAGATATTTGGTAAAACTATTAAGAACTTCTTAGCTTCATTAACTTCTGAAGAAAAGAAAATACTTCTTAAGAAATATCTAGACTATACAGCATGGACTCAACGTGAGCATAATATTACTCCACTAGAAAGTATTAATAAAAACGATAAATTCTAACCATTTTATACTCCTTAAATTTGTAATTATTCTAAATTTCAATTATATATTATTAAGATGAATAAAGTAGTTTATTTTAATAATTAAGGAGTATTGAAATGAAAGAAGAAAAACAAGTAGAATACATTAAGGAATTCGTAGAATTTCCAACATTTATTGAAAGTTTTGTAAGACCTGGAAATTTATTTGCAGCTGAAACAGAGTGTTGGAGATTTAGATGTTTTCATTGTGATTTGCAAATGTCAGTTATTAGAAGTGCCACTTCTTTCGGTGGTCGACAAGGGTTATTTGAATTAGCCTTCATGGAAGGAGATTCTGTTTGTGACAGAACAGATTTAATCTACGATGTAGAAGGCTATTTAACAAAAGAAGATGTTTTAGATTATTTGGAAAAAGCACGTAATTTATATTATGATTCTAAATCACATCGATATGTAATTAAATAAGCAGATAAAGAATTATATTTTAAATAAAAAGGAGTTTCAAATGCGTAATACAAAAATCAAAACAACAGGAATCTCTTCTGTTTTAAAATCAATGAATTATAAAACAAACGTAATCGTGAATCACATACCTCATGGGTATAAAACTATTTTAGTAGCAATGCGAGAAGATGCATTATTTGAAATGCATCTTACATTGAAAGAATCATTATTTGGCGATTCGAAGGTCTTAGTTCGTATGTATAATATGAAAAAAGACTACGAAAGTATTATCGAAAAAGTTGTTGATACTAGTAACCGAGAATCAGTTGCTAAGTCAATAGCAAAAACAATCGAATCTGCAAATAAAGAAACAATATTATTTACAGACAGAATGCTAAGAATGTTCTTTATATCTTTAGTTAATGCTAGAGCTGTAAAGGAGTATTATTCCGCAGAAAAACAAATCTATAAATTTTATGATTTAGTAAATACTGCAAAATGGTAACTCGGTAACTATAACCATACCCAATAGGTAGGAGTATGGTTATTAAGTTATATAAATTTGGTTGTTTAAAATTATTAATTATTTTAGGAGGAAACAATAATGAAAACAACAAAAGCAAACAAAAAAGTATTGGTTATTTTGGCAGCTATGGCTGCAATCTCTAGTACAGTATTCGGTGCTGGTGTGAATAACACTGTGGATCCAAATGCTACATTATACGGAGCTGAAGCTTATGGCAAAGATAATGTCATCGCAGCAACTGGCACATCAGCCTTCGCAGTAGGTTATAACAATACTGTAGCAGGTGACAATAGTTTTGTTTATGGTAATGCTAATAAAGCAACCGGAACAAATGCTATTGCAGGCGGTGAGTATAGTAAAGCCGCTGGCCGCAATTCCGTTGCAATTGGCTCTTCCGCACAAGCTTTGAAAAACGACACATTCGCAATCGGGTCTCAAGCCCGTGCAAATGGCGACAACGCATTGGCGTTTGGTAACGGGGCTTACGCTGAAAATAGTAATACCGTAGC